CTACTGTTGATCTTGGCCGCTCGCCAGAGTGGCGCCATCTGCCGAGGCAACCGTCAGTGCGTCCTGCACCAGAACCCGGTTCTGTGCGGCGGCCTCCGGCCAGTACCCGGTGTAGACGTCGAGCGTCGTCGACGGCTTGGTGTGCCCGAGGGCTTTCTGCACCGTCTTGACCGATGCCCCGCCGTAGATCAGGACCGTGGCGTAGAAATGGCGCAGGTCACGCAGCCCGTATCCGGCGGGCAGGCCGACAGCCTTGACCGCGGGGGCCCAGATCAGCGACCAGGCAGCACTGCTGATCGGCTTGCCGTTCTCCAGCGTGAAAATCAGCTTGGCCTTGCGCTGAACCGGCCTGCGCGGATCGTCGGTCTCGTCCTCGATCTCCACTGTCGTCGGCGGGAATCGCTCCAGGTGCCGCGCCATTGTCAACCGCACCAGGTCGGCCATTTCATTGGTACGAACACTCGTGCGCGTTTTCGGTCGCGCGATCCGCAGCGGCGCCTTGGGTACATTCAGGAGCTGTTGACGAACGTACGCCTCACGACGCAGGAAGTTCAGCCCCTCGGGCTCCAGGCCCATAATCTCGCCCGCACGCCATCCACATCCAGCAGCGAAGATCGGGACTGCGCCGAACCTCTTGGGCAGCGCCTCCGACAGCGCGTGCACCTGTTCGGCAGTGGCGATGGTGTACTGCGGATCGACGAGTTCCGGCAGGCGAATCCCAAGGCATGGCGAGAAACCGATGCGGCGGTCGACGAGCGCGGACTTGAACAGCGCCGCAAGCACGCCGCTATACACCCTGTGAAGCGAGTTGGGCGCGAGAACGGCCGACCTGTCGAGGACCCAGCTTCGGATGTGCGAGGCCCGCACACCCGCGAGCGGCAGATGTCCCAGTACAGGGACTATGTGCAGGCGGAGAAACCGTTCGACGTTCGCCGCCGTGTTCTTGCGCTGGAGCAACGACTTCCGCCACTCCTCGGCGTACTCGGCGACTGTGATCTGCCCGTCGCGCGGGTCGATGTACTGGCCGCGGCTGATGTCGGCCTTGATGCTGTTCTCGTGTCGCTCGGCGTCGGCCCGGCGCTCGAACAGCTCGGACCTGTCCTTGCCGGTGATGGGGTCGGTCCAGCGGACTCGCCACCGCGAGCCGCGCCCGTGTCTCTTGCTGGGCAACGGCTTGTCGTCGCCCTTCTTCTTCAGGTACCACAGATCGTCTGGCATGCGGCTGCCCCTCCTCACCCGCAGCCCCGTGGCCGCGGGACGTCGTGTGTGCGCGAAGAGCGCGAGCGAGTGGCGTGGCCTCGGCAGGGGAAGTACCGAGGCCACGCTGCGGCCTACTCGCCTCGGCCGGCCTCTCCTATGAGTTCGAGCATGTGCACGCGGTCGAGGATGCGGTCACTCACTGCAATCGCGATGAACGCAACCCACGCCACCAGCGTGAGGCCCCTGCCGAACGCGAAGAGGTCCCGCACGCCGTCGTCGAGGTCGACCATGAGGCCGAGCACAATCCCTTGCACCGCAATGAAACTAAGCGCGAACGCCACCAACAGCAGTTTGTGTCTGAATAGCACTGGCCCGCCCTTTCCCACTCCCCTGGGGCCGCCGCAGCCAAGCGGTCCGTCGTCTGACCACCGTTGCACTGTGTGATGGACCACTCAAGGGGTTGAGGCTGATCGGCCGCTTGCGGTACCCGATCGGACTAACTTTCTCGCCCACCGTCGTCGGCCGACTCCGCTGCGCGGTCGCGCTCTCGCACGGCGTCTCGGTCACGCAAGGCCTGCACGATGAACCGGTCGGCCTGCTCCTCGCCGAGGGTGTCGCGCACCTGCTTCCAGGTGGCGAGTAGCTCCTCGATGCCGTCGCCGGGGGCGACCGCGAACGCAGGCACGTCCACGCCCGTAGCTACGGGCCGCATCGCGTTGAGCACGTGGTCGACGCCGCGGCCGGGCTCCCAGCTCATCGCGCGATCGATGGCTCGCTTGGACAGTGGGGTGAGGCCGATCTCGCCGTTGCGGATGCGCAGCAGGTTCTGCGCCGTCATGCCGGCGCGCTTGGCCACGTCGGTCCAGTACAGGCCCAGCTCCAGCCTGCGGTCGTTCATCGCCAGCGCCAGTCGTTCACGTGCCAGGTCCACCAGGGCTCCCCGTGCTCATGAGTGAACGTGTTCGCACATTTACGACGCAGAGCGTAGCACGCGGGTTGCTCTGCGAAGTAGTTCATACACATGTGTCGTAATGTGTTGCCATGCGTTGCCGCGCGACCTAATGTCCACGCATGCCCCGATCACACCTCAGCCTCCCGTTCAGCGGGAGCCGACTCCGCGAGATGCGCGAGCGCCGGGGATTGACGAGGCCCGCCCTGGTCATGAGATGCAGGGAGGTTGGCCACTCGGTCACCGCACAGCACCTCTGCCGCCTAGAAGCGGGCACGCACAAGCCCTCAGCACCGCTGCTCAAGGCGCTCGCCGAAGCCCTCGGCGGCGCCGTCGACGACCTGCTCGACGCCACGCTGAAGAGCGCGTGATGGCCGCCCCCAAGGCTGCTCCTCGCGACACCCGGCCGCTGGCCACGATCGCCGAAGTGGCCGCCTACCTCCAGATCCCGGTCGCCACGCTCTACAACCAGCGGCACCGCCGAGTCGACATCGGCGCCCTCGCCAAGAAGATCGGCGGTCACCTGCGCTGGCGCTGGGCCGACATCGAGGCCTACCTCGACCAGCAGCAGACCGCCTGATCAATCCCCCGCACACAGAAGCGGGCCGCCCGCGCCAACGAGCGACCCGCAGTGACCACAGGAGACATCACCTCCCATGGGCAAGCACACCCTACGAACCCCTGAGCAGGCGGGCAAGAGTCACCAGCCCGACGCCAGCAGCGACCCGGACCAGACGCAGCGGATCGAGGGCCTCCGGCAGGCCATCGACTCCCACCTCTACGACTGGCCGACGACCGACCCGGACGGAGACGCCTGATGGGCCGCAAGGAGACGGACGCCGAGGCGTATGCCCGGATCGCCCGCGAGCAGGGCGACGACGACCAGGACGCCCGCGAGCGCCTGCTGATCGACCTGATCGAGCGCGGTAACGACATCGAACCGGAGGTTGGCCGATGAGCGACGACAAGCTGCTCGACCGCGTTCGCGCACTGCTCGCGCAGGCCGAGCACCCCAACACCTCCCAGATGGAGGCCGAGGCGTTCACCGAGCGCGCGACCGTGCTGATGGCCAAGTACGGCATTGACCAAGCCCTGCTCGCCGACCGCGCACCAGCCCGCGACGAGGTCGGCCAGCGCCGGTTCGGGTTCGCGCAGCCGTACACCCACGAGAAGGCCGACCTGCTCGCCTCGGTGGCGTACGCGTTGCGCTGCAAGGTGATCACCACGTCCTTCGGGCGAGTCGTCAACCACGCGACGGTGTTCGGGTTCACCTCGGACCTGGAGCGCGTCGAACTGCTGTACACCTCATTGCTGCTCCAGGCCACCCGTGACGTGCTGCGCGCCGAAGTTCCCTACTACGAGCAGACCGCACCGTTCCGCCGAACCTGGCTCGTTGGGTTCGCTTCCGCTGTCGGCAGGCGCATCCGGCTGGCCGAGCAGCGCGCCGCGACCGACGCCGAGCATGAGCGCGGTTCTGCCGCCACCAGCGAAACCGTTGGGCGGTCGGTCGAGCTGGTACTCGCGGACCGGTCGGCCATCGTCGAGCAGGTCATCCGAGCCGCCTACCCGAAGGTGAAGACCGGCAGGCGCCGCTCGTCGACCGGAGGCGGCATGGCCGCCGGGTATAGGGCTGGGCAGCGCGCCGACATCGGCAGCACACGGATCGGCAGCAACCATCAGCAGATCGGTGGGGCCCGATGATCAGCACCGTCTACACCGGACTGATCGACGAGGACGTTGACCACGTCGACGGATGCCTGTGCGGCACCGCCGTGTGGCGGTCCCTGTTCGCTGCCGATCGTCCCGTGCACACGGTGTGCCCCGTTGGTGGCACTGAGATGCGATGGAACGCCAACCTGCCGGTGCTCCGCTTCACCGAGCCGACTCCGCCCGCTGGCGGTGCCCGGTGAACGCCAACACGAAGTGCTGGGTGTGGCTGCACGAACGCTGGCGTCCGGCCATCCGCCTGGAGCAGGTCTACGGGACGTCGCTGGTGCGCGTGCTCATCATCGGCATGGCGCCGTCCCGGCTCGTCGACCCCAGCGACATCCGCAACACCAACCCATACGCCGACACCGAGCAGGAGGACACGTTGACCCGGCAGCAGGACGCGCGCCAGGCGCAGCAGCGAGACCGGGACATGCTCGCAGAGCTGGCCGAGGACGCGCAGCGCAAGCTGCGCGAGGCCGAGGCCCGGGAACGAGCTGCTGGTGATGACCGTGACTGAGCGTCTCGGCCTCTACGGGCCAGCAGTACGCCAGCCCACGCCTGCCAAGGTGCGGCGGCAACCCGCGCCATGTGGTTCCTACGGCGCATACCAGCGGCACTACAAGAGGGGCGAGACCCCGTGCAGGCCGTGCAAGAAGGCCGCCGCCACCTACATCGCGCTGTGGCGAGCCCGCTCCGGCAAGACCAAGCATGTGCTCGTCCCAGTCCAGGTGCTCGGCGCCCTGCTGGCCGCCGCTCCCACCGAGGTCGAGGAGTGGGCCGAGCAGCAGATCGGGGCGAACCCGGTCACTGCCGCCGTCGCAGTCGCTCTCCGAGATGGACGCACGGAAGGAGATGTGCTCGATGCCTGACGTCCTCTCCCGTCTCGGCCGCGGCGCCGACCTGGTCCTGCGCTACGCGCTCGGTGTCCTCGGTGGACTCGGCCTCGCCGTCGCTGGCGTGCTGCTGTCGCTGGCCGCGTCCGCCGACTACGGGCCCAGCGTGGGCGTGGTCGTGCTGTGGGGCTGGCTCATCGTCTGCGTCGCCGTCCTCGTGACCTACGCCGTCCGCGACCTGAAGAAGGGCGGTACCGGTGCCTGACTCGCCCAACTGCCCGTGCCCGGTGGGCACCACGGCCGACTGCTCGTGGCCGGACTGCTCCGCCGGGCTCCCCAAGCGGCTCCGCCGCACCTGCACCACCAAGCAGAGAGGAGTGAAGACCCGTGGCTGACACACAGTCCGATCAGAACATCCAGGTGGTGCACGGCACCAACGGCGGCTACCGCCAGCACCTGAAGAGCCGCACCCGCGCGTGCCTCGCCTGCTCCGACGCGAACGCCCGCTACCAGCGCGCCCGCAAGATCCTCACCGGGAAGGTGACGACGGCGAACCTGCCAATCACCACCGTGGCCGCCCTGCTGGAACCCGGCGTGGACGTGCCTGCGCTGCTGGCCGAGGCGCTCACGGGCGAGGTGCTCGACGCCATCGAGATCCGCGTCGCTCAGCTGAAGGGACAGGCCGATGCCTAGCACCCACCTGTGCCCATGCGGATGCGGCAGCATGGTCCGCAACCAGGTGTTCGCGTGCCGCGCGGGCTGGCTGCGGCTCCCCCGCGACCTCCGCGAGGCCATCACGTTCGCCCACGGCACCGACCCGGCCGCGCACCGCGAAGCCATGGCTGACGCCATCCAGTGGTACGCCGGTGAGCAGGCAGTGCTGCGGAACATCAGCGGCACCGTGCACCCCGCCGTCGAGCGTATCGCCCGCCGCCTGGCCGCGTCCGCAACCGGCAGTGACCGCATGTGGCAGCGCCACATCGCCGACGCGCAGCACCTCAGCGGCATCGCCATCGCCGCGTTCCTGCGCACCACCGCCGCCGACAGTGTTGGCCTCGACCCCGCGCGAATGATCGTTGTTGCCGACCAGTTCGACCCGCAAGGCGGTCGCCATGGCGCTTGAGGACTACGCGGAGCGCTGCCGTCAGGCCCACGCCGCCGAGGTCGAGCGCGGCGAGCACGACGCCAAGTGCGAGTACGGCAAGACCGACCGTCACGGATCCGTCTTGTGGTTATGCCACTGCTCGATGCGCCGCCGCCACGCCGCCGGGCACACCGAACCGCCCGGCGAGCTGGAGTGGCAGAACCCGATCTGCCCGCGCTGCTCGGAGGAAGTCGAGCTGGACGGGGACAGCTGGACCTGCCCGCGCTGCCGCTGCGTCTGGGACAGCGGCGGCCGCGAGGCCGAGTTCTACGACGAGTACGGCGACATCACCCCCGCCGACGAGGTGGTCACCGAAAACACCTGCGACACCAGCACCTTCGACGCAGCGCTCACCAAGGCACGCACCGCGCTGGAGGTGACCGACCGTGGCTGACCCCGACCTGCTGCCCTGGATCACCCTCGCCGCCATCCTCGGCGGGATCGCCTTCGCCCTGCTGGTAAGGCACTTCCTCGACCTCGACGAGCCGGAGCACGACGGATGGGAGGGCGAGCACGAGCGCGAGCTGATCGACCTGGTGGTCGAGCACGGCGAGCTGACCCGCATCACCGAGGACACCGCGCGCCTGCGCCGCGAGGAACTGCCGCGAGGTGACCGGTGACCGCGGCTCCGTCGCCGACCGGCGACCCCAGCACGGACGCGCTCCTCCCGCTCGCCGGGCGCTTGGTCGGCGCCGCGCACGACAACGACGCCACCGGCATCGAGGCCGCTCTCGGCGAGGCCGAGCAGCTCCTCGGCGACTCGCTCGCCGCAACCCGAGCGCTCGTGGTGGTGCTGGCCGCGATGTGCGACGACGACGCCACCCCCGCCGAGCTGCTGGCGTGGCGCAGCAACCCCACCGAATACCAGCGGCTACGCGGCCTCGGCGTCGACACCCGGACCGCCGCGGTGCTGGCCGCAACCGCATCACCGTCCAGGAAGGACACAGCAGCATGAGCACCGAGCAGAAGCCGCGGGCCGCGATCGACGGCGCCGCGCCCTGGGTGGCCGCCTACCGTGAGGCGACCGCGAACGCGAAGCGGTGGACGGAGATCGCCGACCGAGCCCGGAAGCACATCACCGACGCGCTGGGCGACAACGAGGTCGGCACCGTCGACGGCGAGCCGGTCGCCCGGTACACCGTCGTCAACGGGACGCGCCTGGACTCGAAGAAGCTGAAGGCCGAGCACCCCGACATCGTCGAGCAGTTCACGGTGCCCACCACGTCGCGCCGGTTCACCCTCGTGGACGGTGCCTGATGGCTACCGGACCGGAGCACTACCGCGAGGCCGAGAAGCTGCTGCGCATGGCAGCTGACACGGAGAACACGACTCTTGCCTCCGACTGTGAGCAGGCAGCGAAAGTTCACGCCACGCTCGCGCTCGCCGCCGCGACGGCGCTGATGACCACGGCTGGCGACAACACACCGACGGTCCAAGACGCCGAGGAGTGGCGGCGCGTCGCCAGCGCGCTGCCGCCCTTCGAATTTGCGGGCGATGCCTGATGCAGTTGGCCACCTTCGCCGCCGCCCCTGAGCCCGGCGACCACCCACTCGCCGCCGGGCTCCGCCAGGTCGTCATCGACACCGACCGGCACGCGCCCCGCTCGGTGCAGGTGGCCCTCGGCCCGTCCGAGATCGGCGAACCGTGCGCACGCAAGCTCGCCTACCGGCTCATGGACGAGACGCGCACCAACGCCGACTCCGACCCGTGGGCCGCGATCATCGGCACCGCCGTGCACGCCTGGCTCGCCGACGCCTTCGAGGCCGCCAACACCCGGCTCGGCCGCATCCGGTACCTCGTCGAGCGCCGCGTCGAGGTCCGCCCCGGCCTCACCGGGTCCTGCGACCTGTTCGACGCCGACACCATGACCGTCATCGACCACAAGGTCGTCGGCACCACGAAGATGCGCGAGTACCGGCTCCAGGGCCCACCGCCGCACTACCGCGCGCAGGCCCACCTCTACGGCGTCGGCTACGCCAACCTCGGCCTGCCGGTCCGCGAGGTCGCCCTCGCGTTCTACCCGCGCGGCGGCCTCCTGTCCGGTCTGCACGTGTGGTCCGAGCCGTTCGACCCCGCCATCGCGCAGGCCGCCCTCGACCGGCACGACCAGGTCCTCGCGCTCGTCGACACCCTCGACGTCGAGCGCAACCCCGCGAACTACCGGCACCTGCCGGCCACCCCGTCCCACGGATGCACCTACTGCCCGTGGTTCAAGCCCGGCACCGACACCGGCCGCGGCTGCCCCGGCCACCTGGCCAAGTAACAGCAACGAGAAACGGAAACCTGAACATGCAGCTCGGAACCTTCACCGAACGCGAGCACACCGCGCAGGGCGACAGCCTCCAGGCCAAGGAGACCGTCGACAAGCCCCTCGTCGTACTGGTGCGCGAGCACCGCACCGGCATCATCACCAAGTTCAAGCCCGAGGGCGGCGAGGGCGTGCAGCTCGACGTCGCTGTCATCGCCGAGAACAAGGTCTACATCGACGTCCTGTGGATGAACGGCGCCGTCGTCGACAACCTCGCCCCCTACCTCGGACAGGCAGTCCCGATCAAGCTGGTGTGGACGCCCTCGGCGAAGGGCGGCAACCCCTACATCAGCGTGCGCCCGCTGGAGGGCGCCGAGCTGGCCGCCGCACAGCAGTGGGCCACGTCGAACCCGACCCGGTTCGACACCGAGCGGCAGCAGCGCGCCACGCAAGCCGCCCAGTTCCAGCAGCAGACGCCGCAGGCCGCACCCGTGCAGCAGGCACCGGCCCCGGTCGCGCAGCAGCCCGCCGCCGCGCCAGTGGCCGCACCACAGCCGCCCGCCAGCAACACCGGCGCCATCGACGTCACCGACCCCGCCGTGCAGGCCCTGCTCGCGCAGATCGCCGGAGGGCAGACCCCGCCCAAGGCGTGATCCCAGCCGCCCGGCGCCCCTTCCCCGGCGCCGGGCGGCCTCCCCCGCCCCAGCACCAGCATCACCGGAGGCCACACCGTGCACCACACGACCCCCAGCGAGATGCTCGCCGCCGCACTCGCCTGGCACGACGCCGGATGCGCCGTCGTGCGGGTCGCCCTCGACGGCACCAAGGCCCCCGACGGGCTGTGGAAGACCTACCAGACCCAACGCGCCGACCGCGACACCATCGCCACCTGGTTCCAGGCCGGTCACCCCGGCATCGGTGTCATCACCGGCGCCATCTCCGGCCACCTGGAGATGTTCGAACTCGAGGGCCGCGCGACCGCGCTCCTCGAGCAACTCGCCGCGCAGCTGGCCGCCGACGGCCACCCCGACCTGTTCGCCCGCATCGCCGCCGGGTACTGCGAGACCACTCCCGGCGGCGGCATCCACGTCCTCTACCGCGTCGAGGGCGGCGTCGACGGCAACACCAAGCTGGCCCGCCGCCCCGGCGAACCCGACCTGGCCACCGGTCGCCCGCGCGTCGACGTGCTCGCCGAGACCCGCGGCGAAGGCGGCTTCGTGGTCGTCGCTCCCAGTGGCGGGCCCGTGCATCCCACCGGCCGCCCCTGGACCACCGTGTCCGGCAGCCCGACCAGCATCGTCACCATCACCCCGGCCGAGCGCGACGCGCTGCACCTGGCCGCCCGCCAACTCGACGAGATGCCGCCCCCGCCGCCGATCCCCGACCCGGTTCCCCTCGACCGCGACCGGCGCCCCGGGGAGCGCAGCCCCGGCGACGACTACAACGAACGCGCCACCTGGGCCGAACTCCTCGGCGACCACGGCTGGACCCCAGCACGCCAGCACGGCGACCGCACCTACTGGACACGCCCCGGCAAGTCCTTCGGCATCTCCGCGGTGACCGGGGGCGACCAGGGCGACTACCTCTACGTCTGGTCCACCAGCACCGAGCTGCCCGCCGAGGAGGCCATGTCGAAATGGCGCGTCTACGCGCTGCTGGAGCACGGCGGCGACTTCTCGGCCGCCGCCTCGACATTGCGCCGCAAGGGCTTCGGCACCCCGCTTCCCGAGCCCACACGCCCGGTGCTCACCGTGCTGCCCACCATCGTCAGCGGGTCCACCGTGGTCGTCACCGAGCCCGAGCAGACCGAGCAGGCCGCGGCCACGACCCTCGCGCACTCCGACGACGCCCTCGCCCTCGGTCTGGTCGACCACTTCGGCCGGCACATCCGCTACGTGCCCGAACGCGGACGCTGGCTGCACTGGACCGGCGCCCGCTGGGAATGGTGCCCCTCCGGTGGCGGCGTTGTCCGCGAGCACCTCAAGACGCTGGCCCGCCAGCTGCCCGACGACACCAAACCTGAGGCCCGTCACAAGCAGCGCGCCCTGTCCGCGATCGGCACCACCGCCGCGCTCACGCAGGCCCAGACCGACCCCCGCATCGTCGTCGCACTGTCCGACCTGGACGCCCACCCGTTCGAGCTGAACACCCCGTCCGGGATCGTCGACCTCCGCACCGGTGACCTGTTGCCCGCGGACCCGGCCCGCCTGCACACCCGGATCACCGCAACCGCACCCGACCCCGACGCCGATCCGGCGAGGTGGCTGAACTTCCTCGGCGACACCTTCGACGGCCACGACGAGCTGCCCGCCTACCTCCGGCGCCTCGTCGGCTACTCCGTGACCGGCGTGGTCCGCGAACACGTGCTGCCGTTCGCGTTCGGCCCCGGCGCCAACGGCAAGGGCGTGTTCCTGGAGACCCTGCGCGCCGTCCTCGGCGACTACGCCACCACCGCGCCCAGCGGCTTCCTGATGGCCAAGAACTACAGCGGCCACGAGACCGAGATCGCCCGCCTCGCCGGGGCCCGCATGGTCGTCTGCTCCGAGATCAACGAGGGCGACCGGTTCGACGAGGCCAAGGTCAAGCAGCTCACCGGCGGCGACACGTTGGCGGCGCGGTTCATGCGCATGGACCACTTCACGTTCCAGCCCACGCACAAGCTCTGGCTGATGGGCAACCACCAGCCCACCGTCAACGGCGGCGGGCACTCCTTCTGGCGGCGACTGCGGATCGTGCCGTTCGTCAACACCGTGCCCGAGCACCGCCGTGTCGAGGACCTCCAGGGAATCCTGGCCACCGAGCACGCCGCCGCCGTGCTGGCCTGGGTCGTGCGGGGCGCCGCCGAGTACAGCACCGGGGGCCTGCGGGAGCCGCAGAGCGTGCGGGACGCCACCGCCGAGTACGCGCACGAACAGGACACGGTCGGCCGGTTCATCGAGGACCAATGCCACCTCGGCGGTGGGGAGAACGTGAAAATCCGGGTCGGCAAGCTCCGCGACGCCTACGAACGCTGGTGCCACGCGGAGAGCCTCACCCCGGTGTCCGCCAGGAAGTTGGGCACCACGCTGCGTAGCCAACATGGGGTTGGTGACGACCGGTCCGGGAGCACGCGGTTCTACACCGGAATCACCTTGTTCGCTGACCCGGATGAGGTCGACAACGCGTCACAGCGCTTCGAGCGGCTGGACTTCCAGTGACCCCGACGACCGGACCGCGCTGTGACGCATCGCCTTTGACGCGTCATCACCGGAATGACGGATGTGACGCGTCATTTCAAGATCACTCCGTCACGGTCCAAACGGGACACGGAGTGATCTTGAACCGATCCGTCACGCCGAAATATGTCTGTGACGGATGTGACGCAAGCCCTTGCTATCCCTCCTCGCGCGAGCGCGTACACGCGCCCAAAGGAGCCGAACCGGAACATGCGTCACTTGCGTCATCACGTGATCTTGAGCAGGTGCGGCAATGAGCCACTTCATCAACCGCCGCCCCACCCTCGGCAACTGCGCCGCCTGTCACCGCCTGCTACTGCGAGGCATCGACGACGGACTCCCCCACCGCGTCGACCCCACCCCACTCACGCCGCTGGGCGAACTGCACGCCCGCCTCGCCAGCCGCCAGACCTACGGGCTCGTCGCCGGCTACCTCGCCCACCGCGACCAACACCGCATCCGCGGCGACACCACAACCGGCCGTCCCACCGTGCTGGCCGACCACCGTTGCCAACCCTGGCCACCCGACCCCAGCCACATCGACACCACCCGCGTGGCCCACGTCGCCCAGCTGCTCGACCGGCTCACCGGTGAGACGGCCACCGCCGACGGCGACGACGAGAACGCCCTGTTCCTACTCGCCACCAACCTCGGCGCCCGAGTCATCGACATCACCAACCACACGCCCCCGTTCTGACGGCTGAACGCCACCAGGACGCGAGAACGGACCGATCATGACCAACGACACCCCGCCGGACGGCGGCGAAGCCCTGAGAGCCGCACAGCGCCTCGACGTCTTCGTGCCCGGCCGCCCCGCCCCTCAGGGCTCCAAGCGCCACGTCGGCCGCGGCATCCTCGTCGAGTCCTCCAAGACCGTCGGCACCTGGCGCGACGACATCCGCGGCACCGTCCTCGCCACCATGGCCACCACCGGCCACACCGGATTCCCCAGCGGCACACCGGTGTTTGCCGCCCTGGAGTTCGTCCTCCCCCGCCCCACCAGCACACCGAAGCGCCGCACCCCGCGCGCAGTAAAGCGCCCCGACCTCGACAAACTCGCCCGCGCCGTCCTCGACGCGCTCACCTCGGCGGGCACCTGGCAGGACGACTCACAGGTCGTCGGCCTGGTCCTCACCAAGCGGCTCGCCGAGGTCGACGAGACACCCGGCTGCCGGATCAGCCTGAAGGAACCCGAGGTGACCCCATGAACATCGACATCAGCCGAGCAACCGCCGCCAACATCCGCCGATTCCGCAGACAGCGAGGCTGGACCGTCCAACACCTCGCCTCAGTGATCTTGGGCCTGGGAGGCTGCGTCACTGGCCACTCCATCGCCCAGATCGAAACCAAGCCCCGGCACAGGGTCACCATCGACCAGGCCGTCTGGTTCGCCCGCGCCTTCGGCGTGCCCATCACACTCCTGGTCGACCCGACCAGCTGTGAGCGCTGCAAGGGCATGCCGCCCGCAGGCTTCACCTGCAATGACTGCGGGGTGGCCGGATGACCCGCTACGCCCTCTGCGTCGTCGACGCCCGCCCCGTCCTCGTTGCCGGTCGAATCTGTGGGGCCTGCTGGAGCGACCTGGAGCACGACCTCGTCGAGCTGGTCGACTCCCTTGCCGCCGACCTCGACATCACCCTTGCCGGGCTCGGCCGCTCCGGCGGGAGTCCGATCGGCATCGTCGTGCGCAGCGCCAGCCGCGGACTTGGGTTCGACGAGCGAGCCGCCGACCTGGCCCGCGACCTGCGACAGTGCCTCGGCGGGTGGGTCCGCGTGCTGTGCGAGGACAACGCGCTGCCGCTGCGGGTGCGGGACACCATCCCCGCGCTCGCAGCCTGGCTGCTCCAGCACGAGACCGAGGTTCGCGCGCACCCCGCCGTTGACGACCTCTGGCAGGAGGTCCGCGAGCACATCGAGCAGGTGCGCCACGTCATCGACCGCAGGCCCGACCGGCGCTACGTCGGCATCTGTTCCGAGTGGATCGAGGCCGCCAACGCCCGCGTGCGCTGCGGCGCCGACCTCTACGTTGACGAGGACCGGCCTACCGTCACCTGCCGCGAGTGCGGCGCCGTGCACCACGTCGGCCACCGGCGCGAGGTGCTGCTCGGTGCGCTCGACGACCAGCTCGGCACCGCGACCGAGGTGGCCCGCGCCTTCGCCGCGTACGCCGGTGTCGAGCTGACCCTCGCCCGCATCGGCATGTGGGCCCGGCGCGGGCAGATCGTCCAGCACCGGCCGCGCAAGGGCGAGCGGAGCTTCAGGTACCGGGTCGGCGACGTGCGGCGACTCCTCGACCAGTCGAGCGACATCGCGCGGAAACCGCTCCACACCAACGCATCCACGGGAGAATGACCACCATGACCACCACCGAGCGGCCCCTCAACAACTGCCCCCGCGGCTGCACCGACCCCGACGGCGACGACTGCAAGGCGTCAGGGCTCTACCCCTGCCCACAAGGCCGCTATCAAGAGCACCGGTCCGGCCAGTTCAACCCCGCTTGCGGCCACCTCCGCCGCGAGACATGCGGCGGCTGCGGAGTCTGTACCAACTGCGACGGCTGCTACTGCGGCGAGGAATGACGATGGCCGTCCAGATCAGGCTCATGGGCCAGGACCACGCCGAGGTCGCCGCCGTCATGGCCGCGCTCGTCGCCGGAGAGCCCGTCACCGTGATGGCCGACGGGGGCCTCGCGCGGAACCACCGCGACAGCGGCGCCCGCGCGTTCGGCATGGCTCAACTGCCCGGTTACCGACCCCACGAGACCGAGGCGAGCCCGCCCGCGACCCGTCGACCGCGTCGCGCCTACTCCGAGCGCGCTGACCGACGCCAACTGCCCCGCTGACCAGCGTCCTTGATGGACACGATCACGGGTGTTAACCTCGCGTGCAGCGGGAACAGGACTGCCAGAAGCCCCAGCCAGGCGCAAGTCGGCTGGGGCTTCGGCGTTACTTCTCGTCTGCGCCGACCGACGCCGACTTCCATTGGCTGGGTGCGTAGATCGCAACGACATCGCCGCCGTAGCCGTCAGACTCACCCATGACATGCAGGTGCCCTTCCTCCACCTTGATCGAGGCACCTTGTTCGAATGTGGCGTCACCGCCAACTGGCTTCTTCACTCGCACACTCATGGGCTGAACTTCGCTCGGCTCTGCAAGCGCGTTACCTGCACAGACCGCGACCACCACCGCGCCCGGTCGCGCTACCGGTCGCGCGCGAGGAGGTGGTCACCGTGCCCAACGGCAACCCGCCCCTCACCGAGCAGGATCGGCAGCGTGTCCGCGAGCTGCACGCGCAGGGGCTCACCCGGAACGAGATCGGCCGCGCCATCGGCCGCTCGGCCTCCACCGTCTCGAAGCTGGCGAAGGAACTGGGCCTCACCTTCGACCGGTCCAAGACCCGTGCCGCCACCGAGGCCAAGGTCGCCGACGCGAAGAGCCGCCGCGCCGCGCTCGCCCTGAACCTCCTCGGTGACGCCGAACGCATCCGCGAGCAGCTGTGGCAGCCCTGCCGGGTCTACTCCTTCGGCGGACGCGACAACGTCTACAGCGAAGAATGGCACGAGCGCCCCGACTTCGCCGCCCAGCTGAAGATCCTCCAGGCCACCGGCGTCGCCCTCGACAAGGTGATGCGCATTGAGGCCCACGACGCCGACACCCACGGCTTGGCCGCCGTCGACCAGTGGCTCCGCGACATGATCGGAGACTGAACGGGGGCACGATGGCCGTCACCCCGCTCGTCGGCAAGCAGCGCGAAAGCCTTCGCCTGGCCACCGCCCGCTGGAACATCTGGGAGGGAGCGGTCCGGTCCTCGAAGACCGTGTGCAGCATTCTCAACTGGCTGCGCTACGTCCGAACGGGACCGAGCGGCAACCTGCTCATGGTCGGCAAGACCGAACGCACCCTGAAGCGCAACGTCATCGACCCGATCCAGGAGATGGTTGGCAAGCGCCGCTGCCGCTACCGCGAGGGCGCCGGCGAGCTCGACCTCTTCGGCCGCACCATCTACACCGTCGGTGCCAACAATGAGCTGGCCTCCGACAAGATCAAGGGCCTCACGCTCTCCGGGGCCTACTGCGACGAGGTCACCACCTACCCGCAGTCGTTCTTCTCGATGCTCGGCACCCGGCTCAGCACCGACGGCGCCCAGGGGTTCGGGACGACCAACCCTGAGGGCCCAAACCACTGGTTCAAGAAGGACTACCTCGACCGGGCCAGCCTGCACCTCACCCGCGACGGCCGCATCGTCGAGTCCGCCGACCCCGGCGCGTTGGACCTTCACCGGTTCACGTTCCAGCTCGCCGACAACCCCACGCTCTCCGCGTCCTACGTGGACGCCCTCAAGCGCGAGTACGTCGGCCTGTTCTACCGGCGCTTCGTCCTCGGCGAGTGGGTCCTCGCGCAGGGCGCGATCTACGACATGTGGGACCCCGACCGGCACGTCGTCGACATCCTGCCGCGCATCGACCGGTGGATCGGGTTGGGCGTCGACTACGGCACGGTGAACCCGTTCGCCGGGCTCGTGCTCGGCCTCGGCGCAGACGGCCGCCTGTACCTGACCAACGAGTGGCGCTACGACTCGAAGGCCGCGCGCCGGTCCCTCACCGATCACGAGTACTCCGAGCGGCTCCGCGGCTGGCTCGCCCGCATCCCCCACCCCGGCGCACCGAGCGTCCTCGGCGTGCATCCCGAGTGGACAGTCGTTGACCCCTCGGCCGCCTCGTTCGTTGCCCAGCTCTACCGCGACGGCCTGTCCCCCACGCTGGCTGACAACAGCGTGCTCGACGGCATCCGCCTTATCTCGTCGCTGCTGGCCGCCGGGCTCCTGCTCGTGCATCGCTCATGCGCCGGGTGGATCGAGGAGGTTGGCGGCTACTCCTGGGACGACAAGGCCGCGGCCAAGGGCGAAGACCGGCCGATTAAGGACGCCGACCACAGCCTCGACGCTGGCCGGTACGTCCTGAAGACCACCGAGGCGCTGTGGCGCCCGCACCTCCTGGAGGCAGCAGCATGACCGAGCAGCCCGATGCGCCCGGCACCGTCGAGCCCACCGACATGGACCCGCCGACCGTGGACCAGGCCGACCCGGCGACGCCCGGCACCGAGTCGCCCGAACCGCTGATCAACATCCACCCGAACACCCCGCCGGTGCGCGGCTACCGCGACCTCACGCAGGCCGAGGTGGACCTCATCAACGAGATCAAGGCCCAGGGCGAGCAGCTCGGCCAACTCGTCGACAAGGTCCGCGCCACCGACGGCGTCGACCAGCGCTGGGCCTCGATCGCCGCCACCGACATGCAGACCGGGCTCATGGCCCTGGTGCGCGCGGTCGCCCAGCCCACCAACTTCTGAGCTCCCCCAAGGAAGGGCCCGGCCGCCTACCGAATCCGGGATCGCTCGGCCAGGCCGAGGAGTGATCAACCTCGGCCTGGCCGATGTCGAACGAGAGGAGGCGCACCGTGCCGCTCCCCATCGGAGGCAAGACGCCGTGGCCGCCCCGCCAGCTTCAGCCCGTACAGGCCCGCGTGGGCACCTGGTCGGCTTGGTACAGCGGCGACCCCGACCAGCTGTCCTCTGTCTACGGCGGACAGATCGGCACCGACCCCGGCAACACCGGGTTCTTCGCCTCCCAGCAGGGCGGCTACCCGCGCGGCGGCATGGCCGGGTTCTTCTCGCGGATGTGGTGGGGCCGCCGCACGCCGCAGGGCGAGCAGCGCTCGAAGCTGCACATCCCCATCGCCGGGGACATCGCCGCCACGAGCGCCAACCTGCTGTTCTCCGAGCCACCCACCATCACCGTCGAGGCGGAGAAGACGCAGGCCCGCCTGGACAAGCTGACCCGCCGCCTGAAGACGGCCCTGCTGGAGGCCGCCGAGGTGCAGGCCGCGCTCGGTGGGGTGTACCTGCGAGTCTGCTGGGACAAGGTGCAGCGCCCCGACGGGCCATGGATCTCCGCCGTGCACGCCGACGCCGCGGTGCCCGAGTGGTGCTACGACAGCTTGGGCGCGGTCACCTTCTGGCGCATCGTCGACCAGGACGCCGACGTGGTCTGGCGCCACCTGGAGCGCCACGAGCCCGGCGCCATCGCCCACGGCCTCTACAAGGGCAGCCCCGACACCCTCGGCACCCGCATGGCGCTGGAGGACCACCCGGCAACCGCCGACCTCGTCGACGAGCAGATGCTGCCCGGCGACATCGTCCCGACCGGTGTGGACAGGCTCACCGCGGTCTACGTGCCGAACATGCGCCCGAACCGGCTGTGGCGTGCGAACCCGGCCGCCGCCTACCTCGGCCGCAGCGACTACGCCGGGATCGAGGGACCCATGGACCAGCTCGACGAGGTGTGGTCCAGCTGGATGCGCGACATCCGGCTCGGCAAGGGCCGCGCCGTCGTCCCGGAGAACTACCTCGACAGCAACGGGCCCGGCCGCGGCGCGCGCTGGGAAGCCGACCGCGAGGTCTACGAGACCCTCAACATGCTGCCGCAGCCCGGTGGGCCCGTGCAGCTGGAGGTCGTGCAGTTCGCGATCCGTGTGGAGGAGCATTCGCGCACCGCGACCGAGCTGCTGGCCCGGATCGTGTCCGACGCCGGGTACAGCCTCCAATCGTTCGGCATGGACTCGGCGACTGCGGCCACTGCGACCGAGGTCAACAGCAGGGACCGTAAGAGCGAGACCACGCGGGGCCGCAAGCAGGAGTACTGGCGGCCCGAGCTGGCCGAGATCCTGGAGACGCTCCAGCTCGTCGACGCCACGCAGTTCGGATCGGGCATCACCGCCGAAGAGCCCGACGTCGAGTGGCCCGACGCCGCCACGCAGGACCCCGAGTCGATGGCGCGGACGCTCCAGCTGCTCCAGGCCGCCGAGGCTGCCTCGACCCGCACCAAGGTGCAGATGCTGCACCCGGACTGGGACGAGCAGCAGATCGACGACGAGGTCGCTGCGATCCGCGACGAGCAGGGCGCCAGCACAGCCGACCCCATCGAGGTGGCAAGCCAGATCGCCGCCACTGGCACAGTCGGCCCGCCTGAGCCGACCAGCGTCGAGGTGGACCCGCAAGGGGATCCTGTCGGGAGGTGATCGGCGATGGCGGTGGACGTCGAGCAGGTCGACCAGATCGCCGCCACCGTCACCGACATCTACCAGGAAGCCGAGACCGCGCTCGCGCGGCTCATCGCCCGGCACCTGGCCGGGAACCTCGACTCGGACATGCAGGCACCCGAGTGGGCTGAGCGGAAGCTCGCCGCTGTCGGTGCGCTGCGGCGCTCGGCGCAGGGCATCGTTGACACCCTGAACGCCGACAGCGGCACCGCGATGCGGGAGGCGGCTGCCACCGCGTTCCGGTCCGGGTGGCACTCGGCGCTGACCGACCTGCCAGCACAGTGGAAGCCTCAGTCCAAGCTGGCCGAGGAGGCGCAGCGCGCGACCGCCGACGAGGTCCCCGGCTTCGGCGCCGTCGAAGCACTGGCCACCGCAGTGCACCAGGACGTCGGCGAGCGCTCAGCAAACATCCTCCGCGACGTCACCGACGCCTACCGCGAAGTCATCACCGCGGCCACCGCCCGACTGGTCACCGGCGCACAGACCCGCCGCGACGCAGCACAAGCCGCCTGGAGGCGGCTGACCGACCGCGGCATCACCGGGTTCACCGACCGTGCCGGCCGCCGCTGGCAGCTGTCGTCCTACGTGGAGATGGCCACCCGCACCGTCACCCAGCGCGCTGCCGTCGCTGGCCAGACCGACCGGCTCGACGCGCTCGGCGTGCAACTGGTCGTGGTCAGCAACGCCGCGCAGGAGTGCAAGCTGTGCCGTCCGTTCGAGGGCAAGATCCTTGCCCTGAGCGGCTCGGCTGGTCGGATCGAGGTGCAGCACGCCACCCAGGACGACCGGACCGTCACGGTGAACGTGGTGGCCACGCTGGACGAGGCAAGGCGACAGGGCCTGTTCCACCCGAACTGCCGACACAGCGTTTCCGCCTACCTGCCTGGACTGTCCAGGTTGCCCGACAAGCCCACCGAGGACCCCGAGGGCGACAAGGCCAGGCAGCAGCAGCGCGCGATCGAGCGGAAGATCCGGCGGCACAAGGTGGCCCAGGCCGCGGCACTGGACGACGAGGGCCACAAGGCAGCAGGCCGCAAGGTCGCCGCGGCACAGGCCCAACTGCGTGACCACCTGGCCGCGCACCCCCAGCTGAAGCGACTGCGGTACCGCGAGCAGATCGGTGCCGGGAACATCCCCCCGAAGGGCCGTGACGACGCCGCTGGCGGCATCGTTCCGCGCTCCAAGCCGACCCCGCCACCGCCACCGGCGAAGCCGCGGGCCAAGGTCGGCGAGGAGACGCGCCAGAAGATCAAGCACGCGGCGGCCAGCCTGCCGAAGTCCAGGCAGGACTGGGACGACGTCGTCGTCCGCACCGAGCGGCGAGTCGACACCCGGATCAGGGAGACCGAGGCCGAACTCGACAAGCTGAAGCAGCAGCGCGACGAGCTGGTCGCCGAGGTGCAGGCGGAGTTCAAGCGCAAGCGCACCCCGAAGTACAAGCGGGACGACCTGCTGCGCGAGCGCACCCGCGACCTGGACAGCGCAATCGTCCAGCGCGAGTACATGCTGACCTCCTACCGGGAGACCGCAGCCAAGGCGCCCGGCGAGGTGCATAGCTCCGAGCAGTTCCTGCACCAGGTCGAGACCCGGTACCACTACCCACTGACCTCGGACGGGCGCCGACTGGCGCCGCGCGAGTACGAGAAGCACCTCGATACGGTGCTCGACGTCGGAGCCTCGATCCACAACGACTTCTACGACGCGCTCACCAAGGACGCCGAGGCCGAGCGACTACAACACCTGCTGGAGGAGGCCCGCACCCAGCACGGCACCGGCAGCGCTGAGGCAAAACAGGCGCAGCGACAGGCCCGAGCCAGGCACTCTGAGATCCTGCGCGACCTGCTGGCCTCGGTGCGGGACATGGCCGGACACCAGCAGCGGATCGGCACGAGAGCGGACGGAGTCCGGTCCGATGCGGTGGATCTGCTGCGGGAAGCCGAGTCGATCTACCCGACCGACTGGCTGAAGCTGGCCGACGCCCGTGGTCCGCTGGACATCCTGCCCACCGACCGCGCCTACTTCCTGGCCAAGAGCGGCACCAGGACGGCCGACCGCATCGCCTTCGACACCGACACGTACGAGGCTGGCACCGCCTTCAGCTCCTACGCCGCAGAGGTCACCGCCCACGAGGTCGGACACCGTATGGAACAGGCGGTGCCTGGCCTGACGCACATGGAGTTCACGCTCGTACGTCGCCGGGCCACCCGCAGTGGTGTGCTGGAGGAGGAACAGCTACTCAGCAAGGTCACCGGCAGCAGTGCCTACAGTCCGGCCGAGATCACTCTCGCGGACGAGTGGCCGGATGCCTACACCGGCAAGACCTACGAGGCACGCAACCGGGAGCACCCAGCCAGCGTGGCGTGGGAACTGTTCCAGGTCGGGGTGCAGGACACCTTCGGCCGTGGCGATGTGGTTTACGCTGGCACCGAGGCTCAGCACTTCGTGCTGGGCGTGCTGTCGCTGCTGGGAAGGAGCTGATCAACGTGCCCGCGTGGACGATGCGCGGTCGGCTCGACTCCAGCCGCTGGCTCCAGTGGACCGGCTCCACATGGACAGCCGATGCGGCCACCACCGACAGGCTTCAGCAGCTGCCGCAGGGCCCGCACGGGCCCGCGCTGTGTACCCCGGTCGGGCCCGTGTACCGGCCCGAAGGCGAGGCCGACGAGGTCGCGTTGTACCTGAACGCCGCCGCGGCGATGCCTGGCGGTCCGGTGGTCACCGGGAACGCACCGGCTCTACCGCCGGTGCCCCCGGTGCCCAACGACGCCGTGTCCTAGCCGCAGAGGTGCTGGCGAACAGCGTCGACCACCTTGGCCGCCTGCTCGGCGGTCAAGGTCACTGAGCCGCCACTGAACCGCTGGCTCGCGTTGCTTGCCACCGTGGCCGCGTCCTTGCCTGCCTTGATCTCCTGGCAGGTGTTCTTGCCCCGGTCAATCGCGCGGCTCTCGTTGGACACCAGCCCCGGATTAATCGCCCGGAGCGCCGACAAGTAGCCCGCCTGGTCGCCTGGCGCCGAGCCCGTCGACACCACCGTCGTAGCCGTGCCGGTCTGCACGGGCACCTGTCCGGTCTGCTGCGCCGCACCGCCACATCCCGCGAGCAGCACGCCCGCACCCAAGACCACCGCAGCCAGTCCCCACCTCGTCATGAGCTGGGTATCGCTGCGGCAGCAGTGATCGCTACACCGCGCAGGCCAGGTGCCCGCGCCAGCTCGACACCGCGGCCAGGCGCCGCGCGTGCACACCACCAGCCGGGCCAGGCGCCCGCGCTGACGGAAGGACCACCGTGACCACTCCAGCAGCAGGCACCCCCGCAACCACGCCGGGTACCCCGACCGAGCAGGGCCAGGCGCCCACCGGTCAGCCCGACCCCGCGGCCCCGGTCGCCCCGCAGCAGCCGCAGCCAGCCGGGCAGACTCCCGGCGCCGAGGACGTCAGCACGCTGCCCGACTGGGCGCAGAAGCTGATCACCAAGGCCCGCGGCGAGGCCGCCTCGGCGCGCACCACGGCCAAGCAGCAGGCCGCCGACGAGGCCCGCACCGAGCTGGCCAAGCAGATCGGCCAGGCCCTCGGCCTCGTGCAGGACGACAAGCCCGACCCGGCCAAGCTCACCGAACAGCTCACCGCGCAGACCGCCGCAGCCCGGCAGTCCGCCGTCCAGCTGGCGGTGTACCGGGCCGCAGGCAAGGCCGGAGCGAACGCCGACGCCCTGCTCGACTCGGTGACGTTCGCCAACGCAGTCAAGGAGTTGGACCCCGCCGCGGCCGACTTCGCTGCCCAGGTCGAGCAGGCCATCACCACAGCGGTTGCGGGCAACCCGCTCCTCAAGGCCGCTCCGAGCGGTCCGGCTCGGTCCGGTGGCCAGTTCACCGGGGCGCCCGGCGCACCGGACCAGATCACCGAAGACCAGCTGAAGACCATGACGCCCGAGCAGATCGTCGAGGCCCAAGCGAAGGGCCAGCTCCGCAACCTGCTCGGCGGGTAACCAGAGAGGCACACCCCCATGTCCATCACCAGGTTCCGCCCCGAAATCTGGAGCGCACAGCTCCTCGTGGCCCTGCGGAAGAAGCTGGTCTACGCGGGCCCCGCCATCGTCAACCGCGACTACGAGGGCGAGATCACGCAGGCCGGTGACACCGTCCGCATCACCTCGATCTCGGACCCGACCATCGGCACCTACAGCCCCAACAGCACGGTCATCACCCCCGAGGAGCTGACCGACGCGCAGCGGACCATGGTGATCGACCAGGCGAAGTACTTCGCGTTCTTCGTCGACGACGTGGACGCCCGGCAGGCCAAGGGCAACGTCATGCCCGAGGCCATGCGCCGCGCCGCCTACAAGCTGGCCGACGTCGTCGACCAGTATGTCGCCGCGCTCTTCACCGGCGCACCCACCGCCAACACCGTCGGCTCGACCGGCTCGCCGATCTCCCTGGCGACGCCGACCGACGCCTACGACAAGGTGCTCGTGCCGCTGGACGCCCGGCTCACCAAGGCGAACGTGCCTACCGAGGGCCGGTACGTGGTCGTCTCCCCCGAGTTCAAGGCCGCTCTGCGCAAGGACAACCGCTTCATCCGGGTCAACGAGTCCGGCGACGGCGGGGACGCCCTGCGCAACGGCAACATCGGCCGCGCCGCAGGCTTCGACATCTACGAGTCGAACAACACCCCGGTGCCGACCGGCACGGTGCAGGCCCTCACCGCAGGCACGAACATGGCGATCAGCTTCGCCGAGCAGATCAACAAGACCGAGGCGTACCGGCCCGAGTCGAAGTTCGCCGACGCCGTCAAGGGTCTGGCCCTGTACGGCGCCAAGCTGGTCCGTCCCGAGTGCCTGGCCGTGGCCTACGTCGACGGCTCGACCGCGGGCATCTGACCGGCGACCGCCTGAACCAGAACAGGAGCACTGATCATGGCGCGCACCGCCGTTCCCTACAGCAACCTCGTGCCCAACGGGCACCTCACCGACCCGACCCCGACCACGGCCGACGCGACCAACGGGCACACCATCGCCAAGGCCAAGCCCGAGCTGACGATGCTGCGCGTGTTCAACACCGCGGGCACCGCCAAGAACGCCACGGTGAAGGCCGGGGCGTACCCGCCGGCCATCGCCTCGGTTCAGGGCGACTTCACGGTGTCGGTGGCCAGCAACGGAATCGAGTGGCTCGGCCCGTTCGAGTCCGGTCGCTTCCTCCAGGCCGACGGTTCCCTGTCCCTGGACCTCGGCAGCGGTTTCACCGGGAGCGTGACCGCGTTCCTGATGCCGCGGAACACCTGAGGTGACTGGGATGGCTGAGACCAGGTACTACCGGGCACCGGGCGGCCAACTCCTCGCGCTGGACTGGCCGCCGCACGAGGCCGTGCTCGCGCAGATCACCCGCGGCGAGATGCGGCGCTGCGACGAGAACGGCGACCCGTACGTCGAGCCGGTCGAGGACGGTGGGCCGCAGGAGCTGACGCCGCCCGCGGCCAACGCTCGCAAGGACGAGTGGGTGGGCTACGTCGTGCGGGTCACCGCCGACACCGAGCACCCGGTGACCGTCGACGAGGCGCAGGCCATGACCGTGCAGGACATGCGCGAGCGCTACGGCCAGCAGTGAGGACCCGCCAGCCCGGCCGCATCCCCTCCGGCCGGGCTGGCTCCTCACGGGAAGGAAGCACCGTGCCCACCTACGAGAACGTCGTCGACGGCGAGGTCGTCGAGCGCGTGATCCCCGTTGACGGCGACTACACCGACACCCTGCTCGGCTGCAAGGCCCTGGAGTACCAGGGCGGCGACGGCTGGCGCCGCGAGGGCCAGGTCGTCGAGCAGGCCGAGGAGTCCAACCAGGACGGCGACGGCGAGCAGCCGCCCGCCGAGCCCGCGAAGCCCGCGGACAAGCAGAACAGGAGCGCCCGCGATGGCTCGTGACGTCCCCACCCCGCAGGCATTCGTCATTGACGGGGTCGCGCCGACCTACAGCGCGGTGTCCGGCAACAACGACCAGGTCGCCAACAACGGCCGTCGCCTGGTGCACGTGAAGAACGGTGGCGGCAGCTCGCTGACCGTCACCGTGGGAATCGGTGGCGCCATCAACGGCCACAGCCCCACCGGCGTCGCTGTCAGCATCGCCGCGGGCGCCGACAAGTTCATCGGTCCTTTCCCTGCCAGCTACAACCAGGCGGACGGCACTGTCTACCTGGACTACTCGGCGACCGCCAGCGTCACCCGCGCGGTACTCGAACTGCCGGTGGTGTGAGCGGTGGCGCGCGTCTACGCCGACCGCGCTGCACTGGTCGCCTACGCACCAGCCGGTGTCATCGTCCCGACCGACCCGGAGGCGACCCGGCTCCTGACGCGCGCCTCCGAGGTCATCGACCAGGTGCTGCTGTCCGCGGTGTACGCCACCGACGACAACGGGATGCCTACCGACGCCGCAGTGATCGAGGCTCTCCGCAACGCCACCTGCCAGCAGGCCGTGTGGTGGTTGCAGAACCCCGGCGTGGAGTCGGGGCAGGCCAACCAGTACCAATCGGTCAGCATCGGCTCGGTGAGCTTGAGCAAGGGCTCGGGCAGCTCGGCAACGGACCCCCTGCCGCGCGTCTGCCCGTACCTCGGTGGCCCGCTCAAGGCCGCCGGGCTCACCCCTGGAGTCATCACCACCTGGTGGTGAGAGGAGGTGTCCGCCGTGGCCGACATCCCCGCCTGGTTGCTGCGGCACACCGCGACCATCGAGCCGTACGAGGGCACTGGCGCCGCGGGCCCGATCTACGGGGCGCCGGTCACCGTGCGCTGCTTCGTCGACGACGTGTCCCGGCTGGTTCGTTCCGGCGACGGCACTGAGGCGGTCAGCTCAGCCACGCTCTACTGCCCGCTCGACACCGTCGCCCCGGCTGAGTCGCGCGTCACCGTCAACGGCCACAGGCCCGCGACGGTATTCACCACGTTCCGGCGCGACGGCGGTGGCCTGCCGACGCCCGACCACCTGGAGGTGGTGCTCCAGTGACCCAGAACGTCAAGATCAAGTGGAATGGGGACATCGCCTCGAAGGCAGCGAGAGAGGCTGCGGTCAAGGGCCTCGCACTCGCCGCCGAGCACGTGCTCCAGGTGTCCCGGACCGAGGTCCCGCTCGAAGAGGGCACGCTCGAACGGTCCGGGGTCGCCAGCGTGGATGAGGCCAACCTCCGCGCCGCCATCAGCTACGACACCCCCTACGCCGTGCGCCAGCACGAGGACATGAGCCTCAGGCACGACGAGGGCCGCAAGGCCAAGTACCTCGAGGGCCCGTTGCACAGCGAGGCCGAGACCGTGCAGGAGATCGTGGCCGCGCAGATCCGGCGGGCACTCCAGTGACGCTCACCGAGGAGTTCGCGCAGCTGCTCCACGACCTCGCCCTTGGCGTCTACAAGGCCGACGGCACCGCGGGCGGCACCATCTACCTGACCAACCTCCCGCAGGCCCCCGACGCCGCGCTCGCGGTCGCCCGGTACGGGCTGGCCGAGCCGGACTCGCGGCTGCACTACGACGAGCCCGGAATCCAGGTCCGCATCCGCGATGCCGCAGCCGACGTCACGGTCGGCGAGGCTCGCGCCCAGGCGGTGTGGGACGCGCTGCACGGCCTCGGTTTGCGCACCCTCGCGGGCGGTACGTGGCTCCAGCTGGCCATCGCACAGCAGGGGTCACCGAACTACATGGGTCGCGACGGCAACGGCCGTCACGAGTGGACGGTCAACCTGCGCTGCGAGATCGAGCACCCCACCCCGAACCGCCCCTGACCTACCAGCAACCCCAGCACCCGGCCGCCGCGCCGGGTTCTCGTCATGCACGGAGGAACCCACGATGCCCACGCGGAAGGTCAACGCCCGCGATTTCATCCTCCAGGTGCTCGCCGCTGACGGCACCACCTGGATCGGAATCGGCGCACTGAACAAGATCGCCATCAAGCTCGACGACTCCGAGGAGACCGTCGACACGACCACGTTCGACTCCGCGGGCAACGCCGAGTCCGAGGCCATGCAGCGCGGTGCGGCGCTGGACCTGGAGGGCTTTGCCCTCATGGACCCGACGACCGGCGCGCAGGACCCCGGTCAGGCTCGGTGCGAGGTGCTGGCCACCCAGACCGGCTACAACTCCCTCGGCTCGGTCAGGTTCCGCTACCCGGCACAGAACACGTGGAAGAACTGGACGGCCGTGTTCAGCGTCGGTGAGCAGGGAGGTGGCACCAACGACAAGGGGTCGTGGAAGTGCTCCATCACCCGGTCCGGCGCGAGCACGACCACGAGCGCCCCGTGACCGCGGTCGAGCCGACGAGCGTCGGCGGCGAGCTGTGGCCGGACGACGTCGAGGACGTGGTCGACTACGATTTCGACGAGGCGTGGCGCGAGCGCAAGGCCGCCCAGAAGCCCCCTAGGATCAGGCTGTTCGGCAAGGTCTACACCCTGCCGAACTCGCTGCCCGCCAAGCTGATCCTGTTCGCAGTCAAGGCCAGCCGCAGCGGTCGCCCGGCTGACAGCCAGGTGCAGATCGAGGAAGCCTACGAGCTGCTGGCCTCGCTGCTCGGCCGGACCAACCTCGCCGAGATCCTCGACGCCGGGCTGGAGATGGCCGACCTGCCCGACGTGCTGGAGCGCTGCCAGGAGCTGTACAAGCGGCGCCAGGGAAACCCCGGCGCCCCCGCGACGACGGGGGCAACGGACGCGCCGTCGCCGAGCTGATCCTGAAGCACTGGCGGCTGCTCTACGCGGACTGGCGCCGCGAGTACCACGCCGACCTGATGGACGAGATGGACGCCGGGCTGTCCTGGTGGGAGTTCGCCGCCCTGCTGGCCGGTCTGTCCGAGCACAGCGTGTGGCGCCGCATCGCTTCCGAGGAACCGGTCGAGCTGACCGGTGACGCCGTAGCAGCGGCCATCGACAACCTGTGAGGAGGTCCCGCAGGTGAACATCGGCGAGTTGGTTGGCTTCCTCTCCCTGGAGGACAAGGGTTTTGGCGAGGGCCTGGCCAAGGCCCTGGACAAGGTCGGCGAGTTCGGCGGCAAGATCGGCAAAGGGCTCGCGGTCGCCGGTGGCGCCGGTGCAGTCGCATTCGGTGCCGGGCTCGCTGGCGCCATGGACTTCCAGGACGCCAACGCCAAGCTCGCCGCCCAGCTGGGCAGCACACCGAAGCAGGCGCAGCAGCTCGGCGAGTCCGCTGGCCACCTCTACGCGGGTGGCTTCGGCGGCTCTATGGAGGAAGTCAACGACGCCATCAAGGGGGTCGTCAACAACCTCGGCGACCCGGAGATTCACGGCCAGGGCCTGGAAGACGCCAGCCGCAAGGCACTGACCCTCGCCTCGGTGTTCAACGTGGACGTCAACGAGGCCACCGCAGCCGCCGGTCAGCTCATGCGGACCGGACTGGCCAAGGACGCCACCGAGGCGTTCGACGTCGTAACCGCCGGGTTTCAGGCCGGGGTGGACAAGGGCGGCGACTTCCTCGACACCCTGAACGAGTACGGCACTCAGTTCCGCAAGTTGGGCATTGACGGCACTACCGCGACGGGCCTGCTCTCGCAGGGGCTCCACGCTGGCGCACGGGATGCGGACGTGGTCGCGGACGCGCTCAAGGAGTTCAGCATCCGGGCTCTGGAGGACTCCGACTCAACCCGGCAGGGCTTCGAGGCCCTGGGCTTGTCCGCCACGAAGGTGGCCGCGGACATCGGCAAGGGCGGCAAGCCCGCCTCTGACGCGCTCCAGCTCGTGCTGGACAAGCTCCGCGGCATGAAGGACCCGGTGGCCCAGTCGCAGGCCGCCGTGGCGCTGTTCGGCACGCAAGCCGAAGATTTGGGCAAGGCCCTGTTCGCTTTGGACCCGGCGCACGCAACCGACGCGCTCGGCCAGGTCGGCGGGGCTGCCGACGAGATGGGCAAGACGCTGTCGGCTACCGCGTCCAGCAACCTGTCCACGTTCGCTCGTCAGGTGCAGGTCGCGTTCGTAGATTTCGTCGGAGGCAAAGCACTTCCGGCCGTCACGGCGTTCACCGGCTGGCTGTCGGCGAACTTCGGTCCGGCGCTCGCCGCCGCCTCGGACATCGTGCAGAACCAGGTCATTCCCGCAGTGCAGGGCATGGCCCAGTGGGTCGAGGCCAACAGGACACCGATCGAGGTCATCGCCGGGCTTGTGACGGCCGTGTTCCTCCCGGCGCTCGTCGCGATGGGCATCCAGGCCACCATCAACGGCGCCAAGGTCGCTGCCGCGTGGGTGATGCAGAAGGTCGAGGCCATCGGCTCGGCGCTGGCGATGTCCTGGTCGGTGACCACCACAGTGGCCGGCTGGGTGGCTATGGGCGCTGCCGCGACCGTCAACGCCGCCAAGACCGTTGCTGGGTGGGTAGCAGCTGGCGCCGGAGCAGTCGCGCAGGGCGCCGTGATGGTCGGCAGCATGGCCGCCACCGCCGCCAGCGTGGTTGCCGGGTGGGTGATGATGGGTGTCCAGTCCCTGATCCGCGCGGCACAGATGGCCGCCGCCTGGGTACTGGCCATGGGCCCAGTCGGATGGATCATCGCCGCCGTTGTGGGTCTGGTCGCGCTCATCATTGCCAACTGGGACACCGTGGTGCAGTGGACGACCACCGCCTGGAACGCGATCGTGGGTGTGGTCACCACTGTGGTGCAGGCGGTGGTCGGGTTCGTCACCGACCGGTGGAACCAGATGCTCGCGTTCTTCCAGACCGTGTGGAACGCGATCCTCGCCGTGATCAATTTCGTGTGGGGCCTGATCAAGGCGTACATCATGCTGTACGTCGACGGCATCAAGGCCGTGCTGAACTGGTTCGGCCAGCTCGGAAGCCTCTTCAGCGGCTGGTTCCAGGCCGCCTACAACGGCGCTGTCGGCGCGATTCAGGGCCTGCTGGGCTGGCTCGGTGGCCTACCGGGTCGGATTCTCGGCGCGCTCGGCAACATCGGCTCGTGGCTGTGGAACGCGGGCTCTGACCTGATCTCCGGCCTCTGGCGCGGTATCCAGTCCATGGGCTCGTGGCTGGCCTCGCAGATCACCGGGTTCATCAAGAGCTTCGTTCCCGGACCAGTCCTCAAGTTCTTGGGGATTGCTTCTCCCTCAAGGCTTTTCGCCGACATCGGCCGGTGGATACCCGCCGGTTTGGCACAAGGCATCGACGGCGCCGCGAGCCTGGCCAGCGACGCGACCGGCCGCCTGGCCGCAACCGTCGCCGGAGGCATGTCCGGGCTGTCCACGCCCGGCCTGGCTGGAATCGGCATGTCCGCCTCGGTCAACGCCGTGGGCGGCACCGGGTTCGGTTCGGCCGGCACATCGCCGTCCGGCGCGCTGGTGCACATCGAGCAGTTCAACGCCACCCCTGCGCAGTCCCCTACGGACATCGCGCACGACCTCGCGTGGCTCGGGAAGGGTGGTGGCTGATGACGGCCGGGGACCTCATCACCGCCGATGGCCAACTGGAGTGGCGTGGCGCCCTGCTGGGGAGCGCCACGCCGTTCCGGCTCACCAAGCTGGAGGGCTGGCTCGACCTGACCGAGATGCGCGGCGACGACTACGACCGGCCGTCCCGGCACGGTATGTACCCCGGTGCGTCGCTGATGGGCAAGCGGGTCGTCACGTTCTCCTTCCTCGTCAAGGGCGTGCCGCTGGCTCAGTTTCAGTCCATGGTGGACTGGATGCGAGCCCTGACCGCGCCTGTCGAGCAGCCAGTTGAGCAGCCCCTCGTGATCCGGCTCGGCGGCCAGTCCTGGATGACCATGGCCCGCTGCAAGGGCCGAACCCTCAACGTGGACAAGTACTATGCGCTCGGCTACACCACGGGCGCGATCCGCTGGGAGGCAACCGACCCGCGGCTGTACTCCCCCGCCGAGCACGTGCTCACCACACCCCTCGCCAGCCCAGCGACAACGGGGCTGAAGTTCCCCGTTCAGGCACCGTTCGACTTCGGGACTGGGCCGACGGGCGGCTTTCTGACCGCGACGAACACGGGCAGCGTCGCCAGCTGGCCGACGCTCCAGATTGACGGCCCGGTCACCGGCCCGGTCATCACCAACCACGCCACCGGCGAGCGGCTGGCCTTCGACCCCACAGTGCCCATCACTGCTGGCCAGTCCCTCGTGCTCGACACCGACCAGCGTGCGGTCACCCTCAACGGCGGCAACGCCTCGAACCTGCTGCTGACGCGCGGCTGGTTCCCGCTCCTGCCCGGCACGGCGACCCGGCTGGACTTCACGGCCTCGTCCTACGACCCCGCAGCACTGCTCACCTGCCGCTGGCGCGACGCCGCAGCCTGACCCCTGGAGGAACTCGTGGCCGATCGCAACCCGCTGTGGGTCAGCGACACCGGCGGTGTCGTCACCATCGACGACGCCCGGATCGGCGACAGCGCGCTGTGGACGCCGGGTAGCAGCAACGTCAGCGTCCGCAAGGGGCTGCGCGTCGGCTCGTCCAGCCTGACGACACAGCCCGGCCTGGTCGCACAGCAGACCGTCGCCGACAAGACCATCAAGATCCAGCCGTTCCAGGCCGTGATCCCCGCCAGCCGGGGTACTGGGTCCTACGTGGTGACCCTCGACGCGGTGAAGAACATTGACCTACTCACCAGCCACCCCGCGCACGGCAGCCTTCAGACTAATCACCTGATCGTCGCGCAGGTGTCCGACAAGACGTGGGACAGCGTCAACGGGTTCAACGTGATCCCGGTCTGGGGCACGCCCAGTGGGACGCCGACCGACCCCACCGTCAACACCACCAATGGCGCCACGACCAACAGCCCGGACTACATCACGTTGGCCCGCATCCGGGTGCCAGCCAACGCGCTCACGATCACCGCCTCGATGATCGACGACTTGCGTCCACCATGGATGGTCGCGCTCGGCGGGCTGCTGCCCATCAAGGACGCCACCGACCGAGCCACCTTGACCCCGTACGACGGCATGGGCATCTGGCGCATTGACCGGCGCTGGGCCGAGGTCTACTCGATCGCCGCGGGTGGCTGGCTGGTGCAGTCCGACGCCGTGTGCTCGTCGACTGCCGACCGGGATGCGGCGATCACTACCCCGTACGACGGCCAGATGGCCTACACCACTGACGCGAGGACTCTGTGGGTGCGGCGCTCCACGACGTGGCAGGCGTTGCCCTACGGCCGGATCGGTGGTTCGTCGGCGACCAGCCAGGTGGCCGGCATCGTGGCCGAGACCGTGACCGACAGCATCACCTTCACGGCGATTGCAGGCAGGCGGTACAAGCTCACCGCCAACTTCGGGTGCTTTTCGTCTGCCGCGGGCGACCAGATCCAGTACCAGATGCGGTGGCAGGCCGGCAGCTCACTCACCACGTCCGGCACGCTGTTCCAGTCCCAGCGCGATGGCGTCAAGGCGACGAGCACCCGGGAATCGATTTGTATGGTCGGTGAGGTCACCGGCATCACCGCGGGCACGGCGACGATCGGCCTGTCGCTGCTGCGGTCGTCGGGAACCGGCACCATCACCCGCGACGGATCCGCGGCCGAGGTGGCGACGCTGATCCTGGAAGACGTCGGGGTGTGAGGTGGCTTCCCAGTACTCGTACCTGATCGCCGACCTGAGAACCAACGCCATCCTCGGCGAGCTGCCGTTGACCGGGGTCAGCTACAGCAAGAAGCTGTGCGACTCGGGCACCTTGTCGGCGACGCTGAACCTGTCGTCGAAGTTCAAGGGCGACCCGTACGACCTCACCTCTCCGGTGCTGCGGGTGGTGTACGTGATGCGCGGGGACACGCCACGCTGGGGCGGGATCATCTGGACCCGCAAGTACTCCTCGGCGAGCAGGCAGGTGCAGATCGGTGCCGCCGACTGGTGGTCGTACTTCAACCACCGCAAGGTGCTGCCGGTCCTCTCCGGCGCCGAGCAGTCCGACCCGACCTACGTGGCCGGTCGCGTCGTGTCCTACTCGTCGGTCGAACAGAACCAGATCGCCCGCAACCTGGTGACCCTCGCGCAGTCACACACCGGTGGCAACATCGGCGTCGACGTCAGCGACACGACCAGCTCAGGGTTTCCCCGTGACCGCAACTGGTATGGGTACAAGCTGACCAACATGGGCGATGCCCTCAAGGATCTGTCACAGGTGCTTTTCGGGCAGGACATGCTTTTCGACGTCGGCGGTACGGACGCGAACGGCCGCCCGAGGCGCCTTCTTCGGCAGGGCACGCCGCGGCTCGGGCAGCAGGGCAGCAGCTGGGTGTGGGAGGTCGGCGGGAACTGCTTCGACTACGACTGGCCTTCCGACGGCACTCGAATGCAGACCCGCGCGTTCGCCGACACCGACGGGACCGCCGAGGGGACGCCGATCGCCGTGGCCGAGGACGCCACGCTGTACCCATTGAGCTGGCCCCTGCTGGAGGGCGACGCCAACTACAGCAACGTGTCCGACACCTCGACCCTGTACGGGCACGCACAGTCTGACCAGGATGTGAACCGACTCCCGGTGGTGCTCCCCGTGCTGCACATCAACTCCGGCCTGTCGCCCACCCTCGACGAGCTGTCCGTCGGCGACGACGCGCGCTTCGTAGTCCCGCCCGGCGACCCGTTCCACACGCGAGGACTCGACACCTCGCTGCGGATCATCGGAGTGGACGTGAAGCCACGCGATGAGGGTGGCGAGGACTGCTCACTGACGATGGCGCCCGTGCTCGACGACGTCTACTGAGGAGGCCACCTTGGGCCAGGTCAACCAGCCCAGCAACCTACTCGACCAGATTAAGGAGTTGCGCGGGCAGATCGCCGACGTGCGGCGGGCGGTCGGCCTCGCCTCGGCGACGATCACCAAGGGCGGGCTCAAGCTCCTGAGTGGCGCGTTCCTCTCGATGGTGAACAGCACCGGTGTGCAGGTGCTCTACATCGGCCCGGACGGTGCGGGCTATCAGGGCATCGTGGTGCGTCGCCGAACGGGCAGCCTGGTGATGTCCGTGCAGCACGACAACACCAGCAACGACGACTTCTGGGCGATGTGGGACAAGGCGGGCAACATCGTGTTGTCCGACGACATCCAGGCCGGTGCGGGGCTAGCCCGCCCCTACCTCGATCTGCCGCTATACCCGGGCAACGTCAACCAGTGGTGCAGCACGACCTCGTCGAGCTTCGCCTCGGTGTACAGCGGTGACGTGACGGTCCAGCACGCGAATTGGGACTGGTCGTTTAACGTCACCGATAACGGGTGCAGCGGCGAGGTACGCATGATGGTCGACGGCGTGCAGCTCGGACCGACTTTCACCTACACCCAGGGCAATCCGACCAGCTGGCAGCTGAAGGTCGCGCACGGCAAGGCGATCGGGAGCACCTGCAACATACAGCTCCAGGCCCGCCGGACCAGCGGCACTACCAGCAACCAGATCGCCATTAGTCCCAGCAGGTTCCGGGGTGTCCAGTCCTGATGCATCGATCCACTGTAGACAGAGGGGGTGACCGTGGGTGACGTCGCGACGCTGCTGGGGGCGATCGCATCACTGGTTACCGCGCTCGGCGGCGCGGTGGCGGCAGTCCTCCTCGCGCTGCGCACCAGCAGACGTGAGCGCACCGACGCGGCCAAGGAGGTCGCCGCCGAGATCCTCGACGGCGACTACACCGAGGACGAGCTACGCCAGATCCGGCGCGCGCTGCGCCCCGGCAGGCACCGCCAAGAGGACCGCCAGGAGGTGGACGAGCCATGACGGATGACGTGCGCGCCAGGATCGTGGAGCCCGCGGCCGAGCGCGCGCGGGACCAGGGTGGCCACCGAGCTATCTGGCTGGCCGCCGCGGTCGCGGTGCTCGGGGTGCTGGCCCTCGGCACCCTGTTCCTCCTGCGCAGCACCGAGTTGCAGTCCCAGGTGGATGCGCTCACCGCCTCGGCCCAGGACAACCACACTGCGGCGCAGCAGCTGGCGAACCAGGTGCGGGCGCTCGGCGGCACGCCGTCCACGGTGCCCGCGGGCCCTGCCGGTCCGGCTGGCCCGCAGGGTGCCACCGGCGCGACAGGCCCCGCTGGGCCGACTGGTCCGACCGGGCCCACGGGTCCGTCTGGGCCTCCTGGCCCCACCGGTGCCCAGGGCGCGACCGGTGCGGACGGTGCGGCGGGCACCGCGGGGCAGGACGGTGCGCCAGGCCAGCCCGGCCAGCCGGGCGCCGATGGTGCTCCTGGCACGAACGGCCGTGACGGGCAGCCGCCCGCCGGGTGGGTGTGGACCGACAGCACCGGCCGTGAGCAGCGATGCACCCGCGACACCAGCAGCCCGGACACCGCACCGACCTACACCTGCACCGCGACCACTCCGACGACCACGAGCGGCGTGACGCTGCTCCGAGGGAGGTGACCGCCGTGACCGTGTTCGTCGCGGACATCAGCAACCACAAGCCCGGCTTCGACATCGCGGACGCGGTCAGCGAGGGCTACTCGGCGATCTTCGCCAAGGCGTCTGAGGGCGCGACCTACGCCGACCCGACCTTCCTGGGTTTCATGGCCGCCGCCCGTGCTGCGGGCGTGCTGTTCGCCGGGTTCGTCTACCAGCGCGCAGAGTCCAGCGCGGCGGACCACGTCGCGGTGCTGCGGCGCATGGGCGTGCCGACCGACTGCCCGATCATCGTGGATGTTGAGGCGAACTCCGGCAGCGTCGGCCTCACCCGGGGCATCGTCGCCGAGCTGCGCGCCGCGGGCTACCAGGTGCCGCTGGTGTACCTGCCGCGCTGGTACTGGCAGCAGATCGGCTCGCCGGACCTGTCCGGTCTGCCGCCGCTGTGGGCATCGGCCTACCCGGGGACGGCTGGCCAGTACGGCGCGGAGAAGTACGGCCAGGCGGGCGGCGACAACTCGCCCAACTGGATCGGGTACGGCGGGAACACCGTGGCCCTGTGGCAGTTCACCGACAACGCCACCGTGGCGAACTACCAGCGCGCCATCGACGTGAGCGCGTTCCGGGGCAGCGCGGCCGAGCTGGCCGAGTTGCTGCACAGCAACACAGAAGGGACCGACCTGATGAGCGCACTGTCCGACCAGCAGCAGGCCAGCCTCGCCGACATGGCCGACCAGTACCTGCCCGGCGAGGAGGGCGTACGCGGCGCCGGGCGCATGGTGCTCTGGCTCGACCAGCGGTTCGCCGAGCAGGGCGCCCAGGTGGCCGCCCTGACCGCCGCCGTGCAGGCCCTCGCGGGCGGCACCGGCTCGCCGGTCACCGCGGACCAGCTCCGCCAGTACATCGATGAGGCGGTCGCCCGCCACGTGCAGGTGACGGTGTCCGTCACCGGCTCCCCCACCGACCAGACCAGCTGAGGAGCTGACGTGTCCGACCTGATCACTGCCTGGCTGCGCACCGTGGTGCCCGGCCTCTGGGCCACACTGCTCGGCTGGCTGGCCGCCCACGGCCTGCTGCCCGCCGACGTGGTCGACCAGGTGAGCCCGCTCGGCGGCACGCTGACCGTGCTGGCCGTCGGCATCGCCCTGGCTGCCTGGAAGGTCGTGTGGTCCTCGGTCGAGCAGCACCTGCCGCCGTGGCTGACCGCGCTCCTGTTGGGCAGCAACAAGACTCCGACCTACAGCGCGCCGAGTCCCAGCTCGGCGACGACCGGACCGGTGGTCGTTCCCCCGCGGCCCTGACCCGCGCTGTACGACAAGGCCCCCGCGCTCTTCGGAGCGTGGGGGCCTGTTCTGCGTTCTGGGTGGGGTCAGCGGTAGTGGGTGACCGTCTTCTTCTTCGGGCCCATCTTGTGCCACAGCGTGAGCGGCAGCCACACGCACAGGCCCCAAACACCGAACGTGATGATGGTCAGGAAGAGGTGCAGGCCATGCGAGGTCTTCTTGCGCTCTCTGCTGATGGCCTTGTGGGGGAAGTCGGACATGGCGGTGTGCTCCTTCACGCGCTCTCGTTGCTGCTGGTGTCGTTGCGTGCCTGGCCGGTGTTACGGCTTCGTTTGCCCTGTCGGCGCCGAGCTGCTCGGCGCTGGGCGCGGTTGCCAGCCGGATCGGGCGGCAGGGCCTGCACCACCCGGTACCCGCCCGCGGTGGTCGAGACCGTGGCCTCCACACGGTCAACTGCGTACGCCATCGGGGACCCTTCCTCGCCCGGCCCGGTACCGGGCCGTCACTAGTCGGTGCGCCAGCCGGTCGCGGGCAGGAGCGGAGCGCCGGGGGCGCCGGGTGGGGGCAGCACGGCGACGGCGGCCAGCACCTCGGCGACGGTGCCCCGGCGCTCCCACACGGCGCGGTTGTCGAATGCGCGCTGCGCTTCGCAGTCGTCCGGTCCGAAAATCAGCAACACCTCCAGCCACAAGCCGCTCAGCGTGAGCGACCGGTAGCCGAGCAGCCCGTCTCGGCTGACGACTGACCCGCAGACCTGCCACGTCCACCCGTCGAGGTACCGCAGGGCCTCCAGCTCCGGCCAGACTCGGATGGCGTCCTCCAGCGCGGTGCTGGGCGCCGGGCGCAGCGGCACCGGTTCGCCGGTCATGGCCGCCGCTCCAACTCGTCGAACGCCGGTGCCGCCCGATACACGTCGAGCACCTTGTCGAGGCTGCCGCCCGCATGGCCGAGAAGGCGGTAGCCGTCGGCGAACCGCATCCAGGCGCACACGAGCGTCCGTCCATCCGGGTCGCCGTAGGACAGGTGGTCCCGCAGCACTCCCGCGTCCCCACAGGTGCCGACCAGCCGATCGTCGCGCGGGTACTCCCACGTCCAGCCTTGCCAGGTCCGCAACTGCTCCAGCTCTGGCCAGCGGGCGATGGCGTCATCGAGTGCGCTCACGATGCGCCCCGGCTGGGGCACTCCGGCGGCACGGTGCTCATGTGGTCACGTGCCGCCGGAGCGGGCTGGGTGCCACCCCGCGCCGACGTGCGCAGGGTGGCGGCCTCCGTCCCGCGAACGGGGGTTGTCGGGACGGAGCTGGGTCCGACGGGAACCGGGGAAGGTCCCGCCGGAGACTGGGCCCCGGCCAGCGGCGTCCGGCGGGTGCCGTGGCTGCGCGCGCTGGCCGGGAATCCCCCGCACCGGCGGTGCCGGGCGGGCTGGGGGCCGTGGCCGCGCCGCAGCGGACGGCGTGACGACCACGACGTCGGCACGTAGCTGCTCTCTCCAGTTAGGCGGAGAACAAGATCCTGAATCGCGACCGTCTGCCAGGCCCATCGCGCGAGCGCCACGAGCAGCATGCCCACGAGGTACACGAGCAGGGCCAGGGCCGCGATCGGTGCTGCTGGGGTGTCTGCCATGACGACTCCAAGGGGAGCAGGTGGGAGCCCCACTCTGCGCCCGACATGAGAATGACACAAGAAATCTGAGAAATATCGCGGCCGTGTCCACTCGATTGGGCGAACCGTTCTCGGCATTCGGTCGGGTTGTATGGGCGTACGGACGTGACCAGCACGTCCCGCTTACTGGAGGCACCCATGCGGTTGACCCACCTCGGCACCGAGTCCGGCGAAGACGGCTGCCCGAGCATGTTCCTGACCGACCGCACGCACGACGGCGAGCCGACCGTCGTCGTGCAGGGCTGGCGCGTCACCGACCCCGAGGCCATCGCGGAGATGCAGCGTCGTGGGCTGCCGGACCACGAGACGGCCGTCGAGATCCCGCTCCGGCTGCTTAAGCACTCTCCGGCCCAGCCGGAGACCGGCGCCTGATGGGGCAGTTGGTCACCCGCGAAGAGCATCGGGAGCTGGTGCGCTCGGTCACCAAGTCAGCATGGCGGCTGGAAATCCAGGGCACCTACAACGAGCCGAGCGAGCGCGAGCCGGTACGCCGGTACCTCGCGGGCGAGCCGGACGACCTCGTGTGGTTCCAGGGCTGGCTCACCCGGATCCGTGAGCTGGAGGCCATCGGCGTGCGATTCGAGCGGGTGCGGGTGCTGACGGACCCGCTGACCGACTACCTGCGGTACCAGCTGGCCAGGATCACCAGCCCCGCGGTGACCGCCGGGGAGGACATTCGGATCTTGCCCGCGACGGTGGCCCGCCGCCTGGACCTCGGCACGGTCGATTTCTGGGTGCTCGACGACGAGCGGGTGCTGGTGCCGCACTTCGTCGACCACGCGGTGACAGGTGGCGAGCTGGTGACTGACCCGGTCGAGGTCGCGCGGTTCCGGGAGGTGCAGACCCGGGCGTGGGATCATGCTGTCCCGTTCCGGGAGTACACGAACTGA